TGCGACGCACCAGATCCCGGCTTTTAGCTCGCAGTTCGTCCTGGGCCAACGACAAGGCAGCCACCGCGCCCAGATTGCCCGGCATCCAGGCCAGTGCCCGGCGACCACCACCGGTACCGTCATAGACCGGTGTGCCACCGAACATTCGGCGACGAAGGTTTTTGAGCCAGGCCATCAGAGCGCCTTGTTGGTGGTCACGCGGATCTGGCGTGACTTCGTTGCGCCGGAATCTCGGGCCATCGTGGCCTCGACCTCAGCCAACGCTGCCTTGAGATCGGCCACGCTGCGGTATTCGATGCTCTTGCCCTCGTAGGTCACGCGGTGCTCGCCGCTGGCCAGGGCTTCACGCAGGGCTTGCAAATGTTCAGGGGTGTAGGTCATGTCAGGTCATCCATCGGCTGCGTACCACCCGGCGCGGAGCCGGTGTTGTGGTGCCAGAAGTGCTGAGGCCACCGTCGAACCGTTGTTCTCGGGTGGCCTCGGGGTTGTCAGTCGGGACGGCATCGGTTGGAGGATCTATTCCTGCCGATTTCTCGCCGAGTTGTTTTTCCAATTCGAGCCAGTGCCGGTCCTCGAACCGGTCCAGCCCGGCTGCAGCCGCAGCGGCTCTGGCGTAGACGTAGCAGTCCAGCGCCTCATTGCGCTCACGCATCTTTTGCCACTCGCGGTGGGCAAAGCCGTTGCGGTCGCGCCGGGCAATCAACTGCTCAGCACAGAGTTGCTGCAGGTACTCGGCATCGACCTTGGGCAGATGCACGTAGCCCGCCGGGTAGATGGTCGTCACGCCGTCGTCGGCCACCTCCGCGCTCTTGCGCAGGTTGTTGTAAAACTCGAGTTTGGCAATGCCGCCGGCCACCGGGAACACCTTGATGCCTCGGCGCAGCTTCTTGCCATTGGCGGTGGCATCCACTGCGGTCGGCGTGCCGATCAGCGCCGCGCCCCCGGAAATGCCCTTGATCGGCATGAGCCGGGCATCGCGCACGCTGCGCACGAAGGCATAGGCCTCCTGGGTGGCGTAGCCGGTATCCAAGGCGATCCTTGCCAGGCTCAGCTGACAGCCACTGCTGTGCGTCCATGTTTCGCCCATGAGCTTGGCCAGGGCCGACCACACTTCCGTACGAGCAGTGTCCCCCATCAGCACCCGGTGCTCGACCAACCACGATGCCTTGCCCCGCCCAAAAGCCCAGACCGAGACTTCGATCCGATCCTTTTGAATATCAGCCCCGGCGGTGAGCAGCAAGCCACCCGCAGGTACGGTGCCGACGCGGTAGTCCTCACGCCGCTCCAGCAGGCGCTGCCAATCGGGCGCTTCGCCTTCCTCGACCCAGGTCTCACCCAGTTCGGTGTTCTTGAAGGTCTTGACGGCTGAGGCCGAACGCGTGTCGGACATCGCTGCCGACTCCCAGGCTCGGGCGATCTCGATCCAGCTGCGCCAGCCCACCGGGCTGTACAGACTCGACAGATGAAACCCAGCAGTGCGTCCCGCATTCTCCGGTGCACAGGCCTGCCACTGGCCGTTTTCCAGCATCCAGGTTTTGTGGTGCTCGGCGATGGGCTCACCGCATCCTTCACAGATATAGGCCGCCGTCTCGGGCTGACCGCGTTCCCATCGCAATTGTTCAAAGCGCAGCCACTGGCGGTGCGCGCAGTGCGGGCATGGCACGAAGTAGCGGCGTTGGTCAGAGGCTTCGAACTCCCGATCCACCGCGCTGGCCCCGGCAATCGTCGGGGTCGAGACGATCAAGATCTTGCGCCGGGCAAAGGTGCGGGTGCGCGCTTCGGCCAGCGAAATCGCATCACCTTCGCCTTCCACGTCCAGCGGATAGCCATCGACTTCATCCAGAAACAGGTAGCGCACAGGCATCGAGCGAAGGCCGACCGCGCTGTTGGCGCCGGTCATCACCAGCACCCCGCCATGGAACTCCTTGGCCAGGATGGTGTTGCCTGAGTCCCGGCTGCGTGCTGGGGCAATCCGCTCCTGGATGGCCGGGCTTTCTTCAATCAGCGCGTCGATGCGTTGCTTAGAGGCTCGCTTGGCCATCTCGACCGTCGGCCACACCGCCATCATCGGCCCCGGCGCGTGGTGGATCACATAACCGACCCAGTTCAGACCCAGTTCCGTGCCGCCGACTTGCGCCCCCTTCATGAATACCACCCGCTCGATCGGCGACATCGGGGACAGGCAATCCATGATCTCGCGCAGGTAGGGTGTGCGGCTGGTGCGCCAGCGCCCCGGTTCTGAAGCCGCCTTGCTGGAGAGCACCCGGTGCTTGTCGGCCCACTCAGACACGGTAAGCAGCGGATCAGGCGTGAGGCCTACACGCCAGGCGCGCTCGATCGCGTCCCAGCCTTCGTAAAACGACTCATCCATGGTCAATCGACTTTCGGCTGCAAGTCGCCCAGGTCTTGCAGCTGTTGGCGCACGGCGGCGTCCAGCGCCACATGCAGCACATGGGGATCCACACCGAGTCCTGCGGCCATCTGCGCAGAAATCCGTGCCGGCCAGTTGAGCCAGGCATCCCGCTCGGCACGGGCCAGTTTGAACACGTGCGCCACGGCCTGCGAGCGGTCGACCAACTCACCCTTTAGACGGGCTAGGCGGACCTTGTTGGTCTGCGCCTTGACCACCTCGTTGACCGTGCGCGCCTGCAGCAAAGAAGTGCCGCCGGTGGACAGCGCGGCTGTCGGCGGATCGGCTGCGTCACGCTGCGGACGGCTGCTGACAGATGCGGGCGTCTGCAGCATCTCGCGGGCTGCTACGGTCGCCTGCGGTACTTCCCTGAGCTCTGCAGTTACTGACCGACGGGTCGGTGTGGTGTTGGCCGCCCACTGGGCATCGGCCGCCACCGGATCGATCGTGCCGTCCGGCAAGGGCGTGATGCGCCCCGTGTCGATAGCCTTCTTGACGGCCACGTGCGACACGCCTCGGTGGCGCGCGTAGGCGCGAATGGACAGTCCCATGGTGAAGATCTACTCAGTGCAAGTGGGTGGCCTCCTGGATGCGGTTGGTCATGCAAAGGCGAGTGAATCACCCGGGATTAAAAAGCGCTTGGCTTCTGTGGCGCACAGCGCGTGAATGCAGATGTCGATTGACAAGCAACCCACCAAGGAGCCCCACATGGCCAAACCCAAGCAACCCACCACACCTTCCCCCGACGAGATCGAGCTCTTGCTCGAATCGATTGCCCTGGACCACCTGTTCATCGAAACCCTGCAAACTCGCCACCGCGACAGCCTGGACTTCCACGACGTGAGCGTCTGGGGTGTCAAAAGCGCCCTGCAAGCCGCGTTTGATGCTGGGCTGCGTGCGGCCGGTGGCGCACCGAAGCAGACCGTGCACCGCACGCGCAAAGTCAACGCAGCACATCAAACCAGCGGCAACGGCAGCGCCGCCGCCCTGCAAGCGTGAGGACGCCATGACCAACGCACTCAACCCCAACCAGCAGGCCATCCTGGAGCACGCTGTACAACACAGCGGCGGCAAGATCGCCTGGTTCCCCGAGCACATCAAGGGCGGCGCCCGTGCCAAGGTGCTCGAAGGCTTGTTCAAACGCGCCCTGATCACGCCCGACGGCGATGACTGGGTGGTGGCCGCCGAGGGCTACGACGCCCTGGGCCTACCCCGACCGGGCACCTTGCCGCAGGCCATAACGCTGGACGATCCAGAGCTGGAGGCCGATGTCGCCAGTGCAGAGGCCTGTTGGCAGGCACCGGCCAAACAGAAGACTTCTCGTACCCGCGCTGACAGCAAGCAAGCCCTGGTCATTGATCTGCTGCAACGCCCCGAGGGCGCCACCATCGCGCAGATCATGGAGGCCACGGGCTGGCAACAGCACACGGTACGCGGCACCCTCGCAGGCACGCTCAAGAAGCGCCTGGGCCTGACCATCAATTCCAGCAAAGAGACCGGTGGTCAACGCGTGTACCGCATTGAATCTGTTGCCGCCAAACCGGAGGCCGCATGAATGCCACCCCAAGTACCGAACCGGCCCAACCAGAAAGGCCCGTCATGCCCAGCATGTCCATCACCATTGAACGCTCGCCCATGACCCTCCAGTGGGAGGGCCAGGAGATTCAGGTCGAACAACTTGGCATCCGGCTGCCGTTTGCCTGCAAGCCAGCGGACTTGAAGGACATGAGCGCCAGCGGCGACTACGTGGTTTACGTCACCGAGACACGGACCATGACACCCGAAGAGTTCGACGGCTTTGCCGCCAACTTGCTGGCCTCGCGCGACTGGCTGGCCGGCAAGGGCGGGTATCTGGGTCAAGGGCGCCTGTGCATCGAAATCCACGCGCCCGGCCGCCCGTATCTGTACATCGATCCGTCGGGTGGGGACTACGCACGCTACGCCGCCCGTCTTGGCTATTGGCTCTGCCGCCACGCTGTGCATCTTCTTCAATCGAAGCCTTGGCTTCTGTGTCGAACAGCGCGTCAATGGGGTCATCGCAAGACGATTGAACGGAGCACCACCATGACACTCGACCTCGACACCCTGATGCGCCAGATGGCTGAACAAAAGGCCAAGGACGCCTTGCTCACCGCCCGCTCCACCCTGGAGCGCAGCCTGCGGGAACTCGACCACTACATCGAGCGGCTCGATAACGCCGAGACAGCACACGACAAATCGCAGGTGATGAACTGGGCGCTCAACGCCCTGGCCTGCAACATCACGCCCAACCTGCGGCTGGACCTGATGGCCAACGCCCAGGCCGAATTGGCCAGCGTCGCGAAATGATCACGACCTCCAAAAATGATCGAGAAAGCCT